AGGCGGTCTCTCCGCCGATTTGAGCACCTGTAGGTCCTGGAATAACCCCTCTTTTTACGAGGTCTGGTAGGTACTTCTTATGCCTGTTTACGAGGTCTGCTGTTTGCCCGACAGTATAAGCACGTTCCCTATTCTTCTTAAAATCATTAATAAGACAACTTTCGATCTGTCCTTTTATAATATTATAAACAGACATAATTCCATTAGATTTATTTAGGTGGTGAATACGAACAAGGTCGCCATTTAAGAACCACACCTTTTTACTGGCAGGAACTACTGGCAATTGGTTGTATCCCTCTGCCTCAATGCTTTGCTTTTTCTTGCCAGCCATTAGGCTTCCTTACGAACTTGCAACGCCGATGGCGATCAGGTTTACGCCGATGGCCAGATTACCGTTAGCACCGAACTTTACTGTACCCTCAACTTTTGCAGTTGTTGGCTCTTTAAGAATAACAGATACATTCTTACCAGCATCTGTTCCAAGAATGTTTACTGGAGTTGCTACAACAATTGGTGGGTTCTTAAAGTCAGAGATTGGGAAAGCGTATGAGAAGTCTTTGGTATCTCCTGCTGCAACCTGATTGCTAGTAGCAAAGATTTCAATATATCCAGCAATGATTTTTAGATCTGCTGTTCTAACTTCAGTCTGTACGTTTCCAGCCTTTGAGTTATCCACAACAGATGTCTTGTTTCCTGTAACGATTGTCTCACGTGCTATATCATTAACAGTCTTAACAATCTGTGAAATGTAACTGAGGTCAATTGGCTGACCTCTCTGCGGTTCTTGTATTGTTCCTATCATAGTTATCCTATTATACCATACTAGAGGGCAATGTCTTCTGTGTATACCAGCAATGCATTTCCATCTGGTTGAAGTAGTGTTTTTGGCAAGACTCCATAGAATCTTTTTGCTCCATCTATGGGAACACTTTCCACCTGTACCCCGATGGTAAGTCGTGATCCAGGCCTCTTGACAAAAGAATATGTGTAGAATGGTGTTGTTCCGTGACAAAAATAGTCAGAACCTATAGTTCCATTTGGAGAAACATTGTATTCTGATATATTAGTGTTTGTTTTGTCAAATGATACTGTGTCGTGGGTTTTGCCTGTTATTACATGGGTGCCGTTAAAAACAGAACTAACTCCCTCAATGACAATTGTATCACCGATAGCAAAGTTGTGATCAATTGTTGTATGAACAGTAGCTACATTGCTTGTCAGCGATGCCTTGCTTACAAAAAAATAAAACTTAGTAAAAATATCATAATTTGGTCTATTGTTTTCATTAGACCAAGTTACTGTAATAACATTGTCTGACGCACCAGATACTGTTACATCTCCATCAACCATTGCTACCGCTGGAGCTGAAATTATTTTAATTGGCGACCATGAAGAAGTTCTGTTTCTGTCTTCAGAGATAATTCGATATCTATAAGCATACTGATTATCTTTGCTTACTGGTGGTAAGTCACTAGATGGCAGAGCCGCTTTCTTTACATTTACGTCCATTAGATACCACTATCAATACCCATAGCAAATCTGAACTCTACAAAGCTTTTGGTGTTTGTGTCCTTAAGAACTGTCTGTGCATCTGGACTTTTTACTGGAGAGTATCCTGTAAGTCCATAGATTGGATTTTCTGTAGCAACGTTGTCTAATCTAAGTGCGTCAAGGCAAACAAAGTAATCGGACGATGGTGCATCATCTTTAAGTACCGTTGCATATATTTTTACAACTGAAACCTTGCTCCAAGAAAAACCAGTGCTTTTACGCAATTCTTGAAGTTGCCTTGAAACTACATAGTATCTATTAGTTGAAAAATCTACTATGCCTTCGATGCCTTTTGGATAAACAAAAAATTCATCCCCAGCATTGTTTTCATATGTTGCTCCATTTTCTACAATTGCATCAAATCTTGCGTATTGAGTGGCTTCATCATCATGGGCAAACTCAACCATAATTCTTACTTCGTCTGGCTGTACTTCTGGACTAGAAAGATTTTTACCAATAACCGAAAAAGCAATCTTTAGCAAATCGTTTGGTGCATTCTTTTCAAGATTGATTCCCACTGGACTTAAGTGAATGTGCTTTGAGTCTTCTTCAATTGGTACAAGCCTGTCTTTGCCGTCAATGTTGGATATGCTGAGGTCCGACTCGTCTCCCCTGATTGCAAGAATATTGTTTAGAAATCTGCATCTTTCATTTCTTGCAGATCTTTCTGAAACAGTAAAGAACGGATTGTTTGACCCTGTCTGAAACACATCTTCTGCAGCAGCAGTGTCAACCATATCTCCGAAGTCTGGAGTTGGTTTTGAAAGGTTTTCGTCATACCTGTTAATTGCCGTTGAGGAGCTGGGTCCATGCTGTTCCCAGTTTTCTCTGTTTGAAAATGAGAATAGGACACGGCTATCGTTTCCAGTGGCAGATGGGTTTGCACCAGCAGAGTAGATTCCAACTTCACTAATCTCATATCGTTCTTCTGTTGGCAGTTCTGCGGTAAACACAATTTTTGGCCCACCCTCTTCGTTTACGTATCCACGAGAAATAATTGGAACACGAAACATTTCAAAGTTGAGTTCTGTATTTAGTGTATAGTTTTCAAATGGATCTGTGGTGTCTAGTGGCTTGGCACCACAGCCAATAGCAATATGTGAGGCATAGGCTGGTGCCTGGCCAATTAGATATTTGGCAATAATGTCTTTACCCTTATTTGTTATCACGATGGAACTCCTTCACTATATTCTATCATTAATTTGCTCTCAATGCTAAGGCTTTCTATTTCTACAAGCTCGTCAGGCCCTAGGCCAGTAACGTTTATCACCAGGTTATTCTGTTCGTCAAGGTATTCCGCCTCTTTGTTGGGTCCTGTGCCGTCGCCATCATCTACAACCTTGTCTTCTAGAGATATAGAAAAGTTCTTAAAAATCGTATCTGCTGACTGAAGTGGAAGAATGTTTAATGGGTTATATTGCAATGTTATGCTAGCAATATTTTTAATTGGCTGATACGTCACATTCTGACCATTAACAATGTTCATAGCACTGTTTCTGGTTACACTTAGAATTTCCTGAAGTCCGAACTGCTCAAACAACGGCTCAGTTTCTTTTTCATTGGAGTATGCCTTTTCTTGTACTGCCTTTATAATGTCTGGAGTTGCAACCTTAATTACATTTGAGATACTCGTAGACTCTCTTGGTTTTTCAGACGGTGTAGACGTAAAACTTTCTGGTTTTGGCAACACAATATCTCTAGTCTCTTCTGCAATCATTTCCCTATTGCTTGGTCCTCTATATCCCATAGCCATACTATACCACCTCACTTAAGTATACTGTCATTTCTGGACCAGATGACGTTCTGGAATGCTGAATGTTGTAAACAATAAATCTGGTTGATAGTGGAGCAACAACGTCTACCCCAGTTTTATCCTTGTAGCTAATTTGAACAATGTCACCTAACTGAAGTGTTGGCGTATTAAACAAAGAAATTCCAACAGACTTACGTGGTTTCATTATCTTAGATATGATCCAGGCCATCAGGGATGAGGCATCGTCTTGTGTTTGAATATAATTTGCATTTAGGCTAAACTCTTTTTTACCATAGAATGATCTACTTGTTTTAATGTCGTAGTATTGTTGTTTTGCTGTTTGTGGAGAGTAAATAGACAGTTGGCTTTCTGGATAGGATATGTTAGATATCGGAGTATTGTTTTGACCAGATAGCTTGTTAAAGAAATTATCTAGGGTAAGCTCTTGAGTAGATTCTTGAGTAAAAGTTACCCCATAAATAAATGGATAATTATCTGTATTTTCTCTAAACACCAGGTTCTGATCTGTATTATTAAACAACATAAACTCCGCAGAATATGCATTTGGAATAAAGCCAGACACGGTGTAGCCCTTCAGTCCTCTTCTGGAGTCGTACATCTTTGCCATAAAGGCTGGATACGCCTTGTCATATCTAACATCAAAGTAGGCTGCTTCTCGCATAATCGTTCCGAATTCATCATAGAATATGTTGTATCTTGGCGGTTCTGATGGAGATATACCAGATAGATAAGCAGACTGAATGACACCGCTAATTGCATATTTTCTTAATGATTCCTGCATACTAATATACTTGTCGCCAAACACCGCTAGGTCTGTGCTATCTGTGGTAGCAATTGCATAACCTGTATTGCTTGCATAGTTGTTGCCAATTGCATAAGTGTTTTCAAACATTAGTCTTGATCCGCCACGAATAAACATAGCCATTGTATTGTTTGTAATTATTTGCCCACCATCATTCTTGATTGGGTCTTCATCGTCAACAATGGTTAGCATCTTACCGTTTACATATAGATAGAATCTTAGTCGTGACCCAACTACTTTATATTCGACTGCAACGTCGTATACCGTTGGGAATGTCTCGCTATACATTCTACCCTGACCTACAAAGTCTCCGTAGTTAACCAGAATGTTTGCAAGGCCAGACCAAAGTTTTGTGGGTATTGCTTTGTCCGTGTCTGCTGCACCAGTTTGCTTCTGAACCTTATAGAATACAACATCGTGGAATACAGCTTGCGATCCTCCTGTTGTGGCTGTATTACCATCGGCATTTGAAGATAGAGCTATTAGTTCTAGGTAGTATCCATTATTGTTTGATGGGTCAAGCAGCACTGCAATACCGCCAGAACCACCAGAAACATTTACATTTTTGCTAGGGTCTGGATTTGATGTAGTGTAGTAAACTGATCCACCTGTTGCATACTGGTCTGTATTCTCTTCATCTTTTGGCTTTCCAATAATTCGTAAACGTGTTCCAAAGTGTGTCATATCCTTGTTTATTTTTTTATAGACATAGGAAACATAGTTAAGTGGATCTTCTGATGTTGCAAAAGATGGCCCTTGGAATATGAAGGCAGAAGACTGCACAACTCCGTCAACTCGTTTTCCATCTTTATCATATGCCGATTGATATGAGTTAACTTCAGACTCAAGCATCTTGCTTTGTGCAAAATAGTTTTTAATAATTCCAGTTCTTGTTGGTAGGCTAACCTTATCCCTGGATGCCAAAGAAACAATTCCTGCCTTACCATATGAAACAGATATTGGACCATTTGTAGAATAGTTATCTCTAAACAAATAGTTTGTATCCATTTTGCAAATTCTTAGTGATTTGTTTTCTTCTGTTATTGATGGATCGTCATTGTTGTCTGTCCAGTATGGGTTCAGCCCTGCCTGGTGTTCTGTTACAGAAGTTCCAAACTGTCCTCGGCCATGCTTGATCACGCTACCGTTCTGAGGTCTAAAAAGACCTGAGCTTTCAACCTTTTCGTAATATGGTTCTGCAAAAATTCTTACAAGTCCTGTTGGGTAAATCTTACCACCTGCAACGACTTTAGACAATGCATCCTGATATTCCTGTGAGGTAGATATCCATCTTAGTTGCTCGGTTTGTGTTTGGGTAGTTACTGCAAACTCTATAGCATCATACTTAATTATTTCTCCGTTAGCATATAGATATCCGCTTCCTCTAACTAGATTCTGAACAGATTCACCAATATCTATAATGTTGTTTACAATTCTATTGTTTTGTACCGTTGGAACATTAGCGGAAAGGTTTGAGTTTAGTGTTGCTGCTGCTAGAGAGTATAGCTCTGAGTTTGAGTCTTTGTCTGCATCTTTTGCAGCAAATATTTGATCTCCAGAGATTTGCCAAAGCAGTGCTGTGTTCTGTGCCCAAATCTTGTTCTTATCATTTTTAAAATATGTTTCCTTGGTTGGAGACTTTTCAATGTAGCGTGTAGTATACACAATCTTGCCATCGTTGTATACCTCGTTTTCCTGAGAAGCAATGTTCATAATGTTGGTAAGCTTTGTACCGATTCTTGAGTTCTTAACCAAACCATCTTTTTCAAAATCTGTAGATCCATACAAAAACATATCTGTTGGTCTTTCTTCTTCTGTAGGCATCATGTAGCCTTTAGTCATTACGACAAAGTTATTGTACTCATCAAAGAACATTGCAGACTGGGTTGATACCGCCAATTGATTCAGAATCTCGGCTAGCGATATATCTGGTGGAACAAAGAAAAATGGAATAACTGGGTCTGCCTCGTCTGCATTTCTCTTAAATACATAATTAGAGAATCCTGCTGCGTCAAGTAGTAGCGATATCGCATAGCTGAGTGTTGTATCTCTTAGCAAAACTTGGGGTGCTAGGGTTGACTCAAAGAATAAAAATAGATCTCTTAGACCAAGCTTTACTTCTCTTGTCTGTGAGTCTGACTCTGGGAAGTTTTCCACATACATTGCTTTTAGTGGAACAAAATAATCATAGCCATCTAGGTTTGTAATTTTGTCGTATAGCTTTATTTGAAGATTCTTGCCCAGGTATTTGCTAATAATGCTATTAGTGTTGTTAGCATTAAAAGAATCATCATAATCAAACATTCCCAGCGAGCCTGTGCCAGCCAGTAGTTGTCCCACTGGCAAGCCATTTGCTCCAATATCAGATGCTTGCTTTACAAGAGAGTAATCAGCAACTCTATCCGATATGTTTGCTACTAGCCTTGGAGAAATTTCGATTAAGTCGAAGGTCGCATCTGATTTGTTCATAGTGTCCACAACAATTCGAACACCATTAATATACATAAACTCTGTATAGTGTGGCTCAGAGCTTGCCGTCTGATCCCCATCGTATTCTGTCAAATTAACAAACTCTGTTAAAAAGTTTGTGGTATTTGTTATTGTGTTGTCTCCCAGGTGCCACTCATATACTGGAACAAATGACTGGTAGGTCTCTAAGGAATCAATCCAGATGTAGAACATTCCTGTATCTTTTGGTGATGTCTTTAGTAGGTATGAGTATCCATCGACTGATGTTGTTGGCAAAGATGATACACTGAGAACTTCTCCAGCAAAGACAAAAATATCTTTATATTGATCTGGCACATTAAGGCCATAAGACATTTCTACATAGCCGTCTGGGCCAATAATTGAAGAGCCATCCAACCTTGTATCAGTTGCATTGAAACTAACGGCATCAACCCATGAGTTAGATGAGTCTAGATATTGAACTTTCCATTTTAGTGGCGTTGCCTTATTCGACTCCCCAAAGAATGGATCATCGATTATGTTACCAGAAGAGCCAACAATCGAACCAAGGTCAACTGATCCTACGTGAGTTTGCATCTTAATTACAATCCTATTGGCTGGAACTCTATCTTTATATACTACAAAAGGTGCTGTGTCGTCAATTGCTAGGGATGATTTAGAAACGCCTCTTTCTATTCCGTCCTCAGTTCTGTATGAAGTCCAATACTTAAACGTATCTTTTTTATCTGCCATGTAGTATCTTGGTCTCTGTGCCATATTGGGCATATCGAAGTGCAAGAATCTATTGTCAAAGTAACGTATCTTGTTAATGCCTGAGCGTGGTCTAAACCTTCCAAAGCAATCCTCCAAAGAATAAAGCATTTGCTCTTTTTCTTTCTTAGTTTTGAATGCCGTGGCAGGAGTTCCGCCATCTTCAAAGCCACCGTCAATGATGACATCTGCGTCTGTAGCACCAGTGTATAGTCCTGCAAGGTCTCTGTCATCAAATGAAGATCCGATAATTGTAAATTTTGCATCTGCTGATAGCAAAGATGTTGGCCTGTATCTATAGTTACCAATCCTATAAATGTTGTTCATTTGATTCATATTCCACTCAGCAATCACGAAGCCCTGTGACTTGATTGTTGGTGAGGTTTCTAGGTATGACTGCAAATCTTCATTTACAAACATTATGCCTCTTCCAGCGTGAGCGAAATGTTCCAGAAGTCGTGATTGGTTCCGCCTCGCTTTACTACAGAATACTGAAAGTCTGCAAAGTATACCTCTATGACCTCATTATATTTTTGAAGATTTACATACTTGGTTTCTGGGTCATCGAAGTTATCGTACTTGTCGTATGCTAGATATACCCAGAAAGATCCAGGGTGGTTTTCGTACCAGTCTAGAAGCTCTACTCCACCAGCACCACCATCGGTTGTAAACTGCTGTGCAGGAACTGTAATAAACTCTCCTGGATTGTTTATGTCTGGAACAACGTCTGGGTATTGATCATAAATAGCGACACCAGATGCAGAAAAAGTTGGGTAACGACCATAAGATCTAGATGGAAGCATGTCCCAAGACGTAGAGATAGTCATCTTGTCTGCGATGTGGTGAGACCGCATTCTTCCATTTATCATTCTTTCACGCTTTTCTAAACGTGTTGGGGTAAAGCTAATGTCTCCTCTGTTGTCATCTGACAGGATTACGAACTGGTCTGCATAGTCTTGATTTAGAACAATTGTGCTATCTGCACCAATCTCATACCCTTCTGGAATATATAGACCATCTACAAGTATTCCTGGGTTGTCTGCAAATAGCATTGCCTGTGGTCGCTGATACTTTTTACGCCCTAGCATATATTGAGATGTGTTGTAAGTCATTAGAATCTATTACCTCTTAGTTGTTGGCTGTTAATCTGTTTAATTTGACCCATAACCGCTCTAGCAATTTGGTCTGGGTTGGCATCAGAACGGACGTTAACATTTACCTCATAACTATTATACACTGAACCGCCAGACAATTCTCCAGAATTCATTGCTTTCATTGTGTCTACGCCATATGCATCTACTGCGTACTTGCTCATAATAAATTCTCCAGGTGTTAGCATAGCAGGTACTGTATCTGTTCCCCTAGCCATACCGCCAAAACCAAAGTATGAAGGCTTAACCATTCCACCAGCAGCCATCATCTTTGGTGGTGGCTCTGGAGATCCCATAACCATTCCACCCTTTGCGTATAACGAATATGCTACTGCACGTCCACCACCGCCACCTGCAGGTATCTCGTCATTGGCACCTGGATTTGGGTTAGTGTAGTCTAGCTGTGCCTGAGATGCTAGAAGTTGAGCTTCTGCCAAAATATCTTTGTAGTTGGTTGCTGCAGTTGCTGCAAGATCAATGTTGTTTTTCAATTGATCCCACTTAAGCTTTTCATCGTCTAGAGCTTTAAGCTTTACGTCTCTTTCGTACATTGCCAAGTCTACTCTTGTTTGTGCTGGCTCTAGTCTGTCTTCTTCGATATTAAAAATTTGCATTTCTAGATCTTTGATTCGCTTGTTAATCTCTTCTTTTGTAAGATTTAGAGTTTGCCCATTAACCTGAACACGAGTTGTTAGGTTGTTTAGTTCTGCTTCTCTTTGCTTTTCAAGGTTCTTAATTTTTGCATCCATTGCCTCTTTAGCTTGGCGTTGCTGTTCTTTTTGAATTGCCTCTGCAGCAGCACCAACATCTCCACGAGCCAAGGCAGCAGAAATATTTAGCTCTGCATTCTTTTGTTCTGCAATTTTATCATTAAGGTCTCTAATACTTTCTAGCGAAGCAATTCTGTCATCATACTTTTTATTAATAGCTTCTTCTACTGGCTCAAGTCTTGTTAGTCCAGCATTGTAGTCGTCTAGTTGATTACGAACATTATTGATTTCGTTTTGAGCTGCTGCTATAACGTCTTTATCTCCAGAAGTTTTTAGCTCAAAGTCGATAGTTATCTTGTTTCTATCGGCATCAAGTTTCTTGTTTACCTTTGTAGTTAAATCGTTAAACTGTTCTTCTGCAGTTTTTGCGTCTTCTGCTGCAGCTTTTTGTTCTTTATACAGTTCAATTGTTTGTCTAATTGCTGCATTTTTATCTTTAATATTCGTGCTTGCTTTAATTGCTGCAATTGCTTCTGCAAGCCCCGAATCTCTTGATGCTTCAACAGCTTCCTCGTATGTCATTTTAGTTGCTTGTTGATTTGCCAATAATTCTTTTCTAGCATCCAGTTCTTGCTTTGATGAGTCAATAGCTTTTCTTACAGATCTTTCATACTCTCCGAGAGTAAGTGCATTGAATAGATTCTGAAGAGCCTCGCCGTCTTTTTTAAGAGTTACAATACCAGCTTTACTAATTGACACATACTTGCTTCTAACCGCTTCTTCTTGGCTAGAGATAAATTCTATAAAGTCTGCATTATACCCCTTCGCACCCAGTTGTTGTTCAACACCAGCAAATACCGACCCATCTTGGTTTTCAAGAGCTCCTGGCTTCATCCATTTAAATAGCTCTTGCATTTTGCCCGAAGCGTTAACTGCTGCCTGACGAATCATCTTCAATCTATTGAGTAGTTCGTCAAGTGGGTCTGTTCCTGCTCCACCTGTTGGGTCGCCATCACCATCTCCTGTTGCTGGTTTAGGGCCTTCACTTTCTTTTGCTAAGTAGTCTATCAGCCATAGTTGTGATGAGGCCTTTGCCATTTCTGGAGTAATTACAGATTGCCCACCCATAACTCTTTTAAGATCTATGTTTTGATCTGCTGCCCAGGCTGTCATTACTGCCTCTGGATCATTAGCAGCAATATAGTCTATCAGTATTGTCTTCTTGATTGTTCCATCAGTATTAGCAAACAACTCCCAGTTACCCTTAATAGTTTCTAATTCTTCTGTTGTCAGTCCCAGTGTCGCTAGGTCAGTTTCTTTTGTAATTTTTTTGGGCAACTTGTTTAGTGCAGTCATGGCCTTCTGTACACGTTCAATCTTTTGCTGACCGTTTGTGTTAAGATTTATTTGAACTCCATATTTTCCATTTATGTCTGTAATAGCCTTAAGTGCTGACATAGAGTCATTCCATACATCTGGATTCTTAATGTTGGCAAAGAAATCATAGGTTGTTGAGAAGTTTTTTTGATCCAATCCAGAACCAACCAGCAATGATGCCAATTTAGCATTTTCTGCTGTGCCTCTTTGATTTACAATCAGATCATAGTTTGCAGCAATAGTCTGGTCATTTTGAGCAGCGTTTGCCAAGAAATTAATCGTTCCTGGATCTAGCTCCTTCGAAAGAAATGCTAAAGATAGGCCAATCTTTAAATCTTTGTTAAAGACTTGGTCTAGCTTGTCTATAGCATCTTTTGCTTGTGTTCCAAATGCTGCTAGTGGGGTATCTTTGTAAATGGCATCGGCATTAGTTTTAAAAGCATTGTCAAAATTTTCTTCACCCATAAGCTTAGATTGTTTTACTAGATTTTGATATACTTGTGAATTTCTTTTTTGAAGTTTTTCAGTATCGGTATTTCTATTATTAATTAACTGATTTAGTTCAGCTTCAAGCTTTTTACGTTTTTCAGCATTAGTAGTAGAGGCAATTTCTGCTTCTTTAGCTCTAATTTTTTGGTCATATTGTGAAGCAAGAGAGTCTAGCAATCCCTGGTTTTGTTGTAGTTGTGTTGCTGCTAAACTAATTGATGCAGCATTGAGTTCATTATTTCTTGCCTGCGTTTTAGCAATGTCTACAACCGATGCTGTTACCAAAGCAGCACTTACAGCTAGGGCAGCCCATCCAACTGGGTTCCAAAAGTTAGTGGCTCCAACTGCAAGAATTGTTCCTGCTGCTGCTTGACCTGCTGCTAAAGAACCAGCCACTGCAGCAGCACCTGCTACAGCGGTAGTAACTGCTGGATTAAAAGCATTTTCTTGACCAGATCTAGCATCATTAAATTGAGCGTTAATCTGTTTTTCGTTTTCTGCTTGCATTTCAAGCATAACCTTTAGTGGTTCTCTGGCTAGGTCTTCTCCATTTGGACCAAGAATAGAAACAACATTGGCTGAAATATTTGATGCAATTTCATAGTTCTGCAACTTATTGCCAATACCCATAGCAATGCTTCTAGCTTCTTCTTCAGTAATTGCACCTTGGACAACAGCATAGGCAAGATTCTTTCCAACAGTTTTTCCAATCTCTTCATCCGACATGTTACCCTGTTTTTTCATTGCATCTACGTCAGCGAGTATTGACTTTCCTGATTCAGATTCTAGATAGTTCATTCCGAACTTTCTACCTACGGTCCCTCCTGCACCCATAAAACTTTCGTCTCTTCTCTTTCTAGATTCTGTGGCGGTAACTCTTCCAGTAATTTGAGACATTTGTATTAGCTTGTCATTTGTTATAGACATTGACTTTCCAAAGTCATACCCCTTTTTGGAACCATCCTCTAGTGCTTTGTTGAATAGGAATACTCCACCAAGAACAGCCACAAGCCCAGCAACGACTGCTCCGATTGGATTCATAAGCATTGGCAAAACAGATGCAAGCATACCAGCAGCCATTACTCCACCACCAGCAGATTGCATTCCTGGATCTCCAGACATCATCATACCCATGCCTACGGTAGATGCAACCATTCCGATACCTCCAGCACGGCCTGCAAGTTTTTGCTTACGTGCATCCCTAGCTTCTTTGTTTGCTGCTGCACGTTCTTCTGGGGTCATAGATTTTGTAGCTGACCTAACAGCCTTGCCATCTTCATTAAATGTATATGTTTTTCCTGTTGGTGTTACATATGAAGAACCTGCTGTTCTTTTATCTTTAATTTGACTTTGAGCAGAATCAAATTCTTCTTTACTTCTGTATGTGGTTCCAGTAGCATTGTCAAATATTCTTCCTCCTGCTAACTGAGTGTAAGCATTTGGATCCTTGCTACCTATTGCCCTCAATGTTGCTGCTTGTGCATTTGCAGCGATTGCTGTTCCAGCCTGTTTAACTATGGGGCTAAGTCCGTCACGAACACCATTTGTAAAGGTTTTTGCTTTTCCTATTGCATTACCTATTGCAGTACCGAATCTTTTTTGTTGGCTTGAGGATTCAGATCCTGAATTTTCAATTCCAGGAATTGATGGTGCTGTGGGTGGAAGTAGTCCACCGTTATATCCTGGTAGTGTGTCAGTAATCATTCCATTAATAAGTGGAGCATACTTCTTAGACATTGCTGCTGGAATAACTGCCTCACCAGGAGAAAGCATTGCTGGCACAACGTCACCAGCACCTTTTGGACCAGGAACAGAGACAACACCCTTTGCAAGATTCATTGGCTTTGTAGTTGGAATCTTTTTGCCCCTATAAAGTATATGGCTCTCAACAGCCCTATCGATAGATTTTTTGTCGGTTAGTGGAGATGATGTATCTATCATTTTTGTTAGATCAATTCTCTTGAGTACTTTTCCTACGACTCTCATGTTTCTATTATCAATTAGGCCCATGTCTGTTGCTGCCCTTGACAACTTGCCAAGTGTTTCAAGTTCTCTTGGGGTCAGTGTTCCGTTTGATCTTAGTTTTTTAATTAGATCGGTACCGCCATCTATCTTAGCCTTGTCATTTGCCTTAATAAGTGCAAGCATTGGTGCCGTATCTTTGCCAGTTTTCTTATCTACTAGGCTACTGATGTAACCATTAATTGTTCTCGTGTCTGGACTTACGAATGGATACCCCCATCCTGCTACGAATCTTTTAACGTATTCTGGAAGTCCTCCAAGGTGACCTCTAGCCATACCTGAAAAAGTTTTTGGGTTTTCTGGATCAAAGTTGGTTATTGCAATTGCTTTTCTGACAAGCTCTCTTTGCTCTATATCTTTATCAGAAAGTCCTGCCTTTTTGTATTGAGCAAATCTGTCATGATCTTTTCTTTTTTCAAGCTTTTTCTTAATCTGTTTATCATTCAGGCCTTCTTTTTTATATTTTTCAATATCTTGCTCTATTGTTGTTGGTAGTGGAACTGAAGCTTTTTTTAGCCACGCCTTGAATTCTTTTTTTGTCTGTGGATCATCTCGCATTTCTTCATAGAAGAGCTGATTCATGTTTTTAAATATCTTCAGATTGTTTGCTAACGCTTTGTCTGTTTTTGCTTGTTCTTCTAGAAAAACTCCATAGTTTCCAAGAGTTGATGGAGCACCTCTAAGTCTTTCTTGTTGGTCTGGACTTTCTCCAAGAAGTCTTCCAATTTGATTTGCTGGTTGAGCATACTTAATTTCTCCAAATGTTGCTGCATAATTTCTAAATGTTTTAGCATCTACCTTTTCAATTCCTGTTTCTTTGAAATATTTAGCCACCTCTTTTACAATACCCTTGCCATTTGAGCCATATTCTTTTTCTAAACTTGCAACTTGAAGCTTAATTTGGGCAAGTTCTGTTTCATTTTTTGCATAAATAACAGAGTCTCCAATTGCAAGACTAGATCCACCAGCTTTTGCCTTTGTATCGACCCTTCCATCGTTAAATCCTGGAAGTCTGTCTTGCATCATGTCAGAAATAAAGCCACGATACTTCTTTGCTTTATCTGCAGGGATTACCGCTTCGCCTGGAGCAAGCATAGCAGGAACAATGTCTCCTGCTCCCTTTGGTCCTGGAACTGAAAGAACTCCAGATTTATACCCCTTTGTTTTTCCCCCACCTGCTCTAGTTCTTCCAACAGCTCCCGATGCTGTAAATTTAGCTCCTGCAATCGCAGCATCATTATACGCAGCAGCAAGTTTTCTAACTGCAGTTGTTTCTACTGTAAACTGCTGTGTTAGTTTCTGATGTGCTTGATCTAACGATGCAGCAGCAGCAGCAGCCTCTAACTGCTCATTTGTCATGTATTGTGTTTGTTGTCCAAGAATATTTGATCCTTGTCCTGCACGAAGAAATAGATTTCTTAGAAAGTTTCCAGTTTTAATTAGGTTTGCAATACCGTTGGCAATAAGACCAAATGCCATAATTGCTACTGGTGCTATACCGCCCAAAAGGCCAACAGCATTCATAATAAAAGTCTTAACTCCAGAGTCAAGCTTATTGAACTGCTCCAAGGCCTTTGTTCCAAATTCAATAATTGGTGTTACAAGTTTTAAGAATTGCTCTCCAAGTGGGATGAGGGATACCTTGATGTCTTCGATAGCTTTTTGGAACTTAAACATTGGAGAGTCTTCGACTTTTTTCAATTCTCGTTCTGACAGAATTGCAAGTTCTTCGGAGGTCGCTTTCGCTAACCCAAGTACGGTTTGGGCCTGGCTGCCCTCTTTTCTTACGTTCTGGAAAAGCGTAGAAAGACGTGCAAACTGGAACTTGCCAAACATTTGTTCGATTGCACGTGCACGGTTTAGTGGGTCAAGGGTGTTGAGGGCATCTGCCATGCCAAGAACAATACCTTTTACGTCACCCTTGTTAGCGTCTACAATGCCCTTGATGCTAATACCAAAACCTTGCATAAACTCACTAGCCTTTTGGCTAGGATTAATGATAGACGCAAGACCAGACTTAAGTGCGTTAGCACCTTCTGATGCGTTAATTCCACCTTCCTTCATTGCTGTTAGGAAGAATGCTAGGTCTTCTACGCTACCGCCGAGCTGTTGAATAACTGGACCAGCTTTTGGAATAGCAATTGTCAGGTCTTCGATGGCTGTTACGGATTGGTTTTCAACTGCGTTAAGGAAGTTAATTTTTCCAGCAAGGTCTTCTGCAGCAATACCAAAAGCATTAGTGATTGAGATTGTTGTTTCTAGTGCTTGCTCTTGTTCTACGCCACCAAGAACTGCAAGTCTGTTTGCTTCCGAAACCTGAGCAAGCAGGTCTGCACCCTTCTTACCCATAGCAGCAGCATCGGCAGCTAGCCCCATAGTTTTAGATGCAGCTACGCCATACTTTGTAAATTCATTACCCAGTTCTTTAATCTGGGAAACCATTTTTTCAGTTTCGTTAGCGGTAGTGGCAAAGTCTCCATACACACGTCTTAGCCTAATTATCTGCTTTTCCATATCCATGAAGACTCTAGCTGCAGTTGTTCCAAGGTATGCCAGTGGAATTGTAAAACCAACCATAAGCTGACGACCAGCCCATTGGGTATTTTTACCAAAGTTTAGAAGGTTGGTAGATCCTTGTTTTATAAGCTGATTAAAGATTTGTTGTTTTTGAGCAGCAATTGCTGTTTTTGTTGCAAGCGATTCCATGTCAAGAGCTAGTGGTCTAACCCTAATCGCCTTTACCGCACCACCAGCATCACGACCCAGCTTGATAAACTGTGTCTGTAGTGTTTTTACTCTTGATTTAGCAACGTGCTCAATCGTATTGAATTCTGTTTTAAACAGTCTTCCAAATGTTTTAGTTGATCCTGCAGCGTACCTAAAGTATTGCCCCATAGAGAATTTATTTTTCTCAAGGGCTGTTGTAAAGGATTGTGTGGCACTCTGTACCGTTGCATAAGATGCTGCAAACTTTTTTGTAGCATTAATAGAGTTGATTAAGTTTCTAGACATGTTCTCTGAGATCGCAGCATTAGCTGCAGATCCAGATGCACGTAAACCTTGATGGAAGAGTGATATCTGTCGCTGTAAATTCTTGATACTAGATAAAGCATTGGTAGTATCAATGTTTATATCTATATTGGACTGAATATCAGCCATCCATTAAGCACCTCTTTTTTTATTTTTATTTATTGAGAAGTTGGTTTCCGCCGAGGGCGTAGCCAGAAGCTTCTTCAATAATTGCATAGACAGTTGGAAGGTCAATATTGTCTTCCAAAGCCTTTAGATCTTCAGATAGTTCAGGCTTAAACTGCTGAAGAGCAATCTGTACACATTCCAACAACGCAGTGATTGACTTATCGTTGTCCTCAGCGACATCTTGAATCTTTTCAAACTTGGTCATAAAGGTTCTCAATAGAGAAATCTTTAATGGACGGAGTTCGATCTCTGTTCCGTCTAGTAGTTTGACAGTTTTTGCCTCATTGATAGTTGTTGCCATTTTCGTTCCTTCCGAAAGTTGTATATATAGATTATATCATAAACTAGGTCAGTTTTTCGTAACTTAGCCCC